TTCTGGGGCGCACCGTGACCGTGCCTGCGGGGTATTGCACGGATTTGGCGAGTGTACCTAAGCTGCTTCGGTGGCTAGTGCCTGTAGCGAACGCAAAAAACCGAAAGGCGGCAGTGGTCCACGATTACCTATGCACCCACGGCGATGGCGTTGTTAAGAACCAAAAGCAGGCCGACAAAGTGTTTAGAGAAGCTTTGGGCGTATTGGGCTTAGGCCGGTTTAAATCAGGCGCTCTCTACTACCCAGTGCGAACATTCCAGACAATCACAGGATGGTTCAAATGAAAGCATTACTTGCTCTTGGAGCCTTAGCCCTTGCGGGCTGCACGCAGTTAAACAGCTTAGAGATTACACCCGAAGACAACGCTATGGCCTGTTTGAAGGGTAACACTAACGCCGCAGGCGCTTTCCTTGGTGCGAACGTCTCGGGCATTACGGTAGAACTTCCGGCGGGTGTAGATACCTCGAACTGGACTGCGGAAGACTGGAAAACCTTAGCCGAGCTATGTGACTAGTGACCGAAAGACTTATTGAAATGCTCAAGCGCCATGAGGGCGTAAGGTCCCACGTTTATTTGTGTTCTGCTGGGTACGAAACCATTGGTGTGGGGCGAAATATATCTAACACCGGTATGGGCCTGTTCGATGATGAAGTCGATTACCTGCTAGAGAACGACATCGCGCGCGTTATTAAGGAACTTTCCTCGGAATATCCGTGGTTTACCGACCTTGATGACGTACGAAAAGATGCTATTATAGACATCAGTTTTAACCTTGGTGCCACGCGCCTTCGCGGCTTTAAAAACGCGCTATCGGCTATGGAATCAGCCGACTATACCCTCGCAGCAAAAGAATTCCTTGATTCAAAATGGAGTCGAGACGTGAAGGGTCGCAGCCATGAACTCGCATCTATGATCGAGACGGGCAAATACTTGTAACGAGATTGGTAACCGCGTATGGCTTATTTCCGATTGGCATTAAAGCCCGGCATCGACAAGCAGAACACCGAATACGGTGCGGAAGGGGGGTGGACGAATTGTGATAACGTGCGCTTTCGTTTTGGCTTGCCAGAAAAGATAGGTGGGTGGACCTATTTCAATGGAACTGCTGCTTACCTTGTCGGCAATGCAACCGATGTTTTTTCGTGGAATAATCTAGCCGGAAGCCCTTATCTAGCTATTGGTACGGACCGTAAAGTCTACGTTTCAAATGGCGGAGTCTGGTCTGATATAACACCTTTGAGGGCCACGACTACAGCAGGCGACGTTACGTTTGCAGCCTCTTCAGGCTCCCCGACACTTACCGTAACCGACGCCGCTCATGGCGCGGTCGAGGGTGATTTTGTCACGTTTAGCGGGGCAGTCAGTTTAGGTGGCGCAATCACTGCTGACATTCTGAATTCTGAGTATCAAATAACCGAAGTCACTAACTCCTCTACCTACACTATCACAGCCCCTGTTAACGCAAACGGTTCTGATACAGGCAACGGCGGAGCTTCGGTAGTAGGCGAATATCAAATAACCGCAGGTTCTGATGTCAGCCTGTTCGACTTTGGATTTGGCAGTGGAACGTGGGGCGCGGAAACTTGGGGCACAGAAAGAACGTCTAGCACAGAGGTCTCTCTTTTCTCTAGAAGTTGGAAGTTTGACAACTTTGGGCAGGTCCTTATCCTGCAGCTTGTGGACGGTCAGATATTCAATTGGAACCCTGCCTCCGGCATAGACACGCGAGCCACTGCAATTAGCGGGGCGCCTAGCGCCAGTACTTTTGCCCTAATCTCTAGCCCAGACAGGCATTTGGTGTGCTTAGGCACGGAGACCACGGTAGGCGATCCAACCACACAAGACCCCTTGTTCGTTCGGTTCTCTGACCAAGAAAACATTAACGAATTTGCGGAATCGGTCACTAACACGGCAGGCGGGCAACGCCTCTCGGACGGGAACAGGATTATGACCGCCGTGCGCTCACGCGGCCAGATACTTATTTTAACCGACACCTCCTTGCACGGCATGCAATATATCGGTCCTCCTTACACCTTTGGCTTTCAACAGCTTGCGAGCAACTGCGGGGCTTTGGGGCCACACTGTGCTCTGGACGTGAATGGCCTAGCCATGTGGATGGGACCTGAGGCTTTCTATGTGTTTGACGGTACGGTCAAGAAGATACCCTGCACCGTGCAAGACTACGTCTTTAAAGACTTAAACCTCGTCCAAGGCCGTAAGGTCTTTGCCGGATTAAACACGGATTACAACGAGATTACGTGGTTCTACTGTAGTTTCACGTCTGACTCTATAGACCGTAGTGTGACCTATAATTACCTTGAAAACGTCTGGTCAATAGGCAGTTTAGCTCGCACCGCGTGGCAGGATGTAGGCACATTTAACCTCCCTGTTGGTACAGAGCAGCTAGTCGACAGCACTGCGACATCGCCAAGCACTATATACGGCCTTACTGCAGGTCGCACCGTGGTCTATAACCAAGAATCAGGCGTCAATCAGGCCGACGGCACGGGCATAACAGCCTCTCTTGAGTCAGGTTATTTTGACATGGGCGAAGGGGATAACATGCTGCTTATGCGGAAGTTTATCCCTGACTTTAAAGATCAGCAGGGCAACCTCACGGTTAACCTCTTGCTCCGCCCCTACCCGCAGGCTTCTGCAAGCCCAAGCTCTTTGGACCCGTATGTCATAGCACCGGGAACGCAAAAAGTGGACACGCGAGCACGTGGCAGGCAGATAGCGATTAAGATAGACAGCTCCGGCGTAGACACCAACTGGCGCTACGGAACCCTGCGCGTTGACATACAACCGGATGGCCTGCGATGAGCAAGATACAGAACGTCCGACTCCCTAACGCAGCGTTGGGCGACTACAACCCGCAGCAGTTTGACCAACTGGTTAGATCGCTCGAGCAGATCATTTTGCAGTTAAACAGCAGCTACACGCCGATTACTACTCAGCAGAAGAGTAATGCCCGCGCGTGGTTTGAGGGTACTTAGCCGTGGCAGATAAATATTTCCATCAGCGACTTATCCCTGCAGCGGCGACCGAGACAACGATTTACACCGTTCCTGCTGCAAATACAGCGATTATTAAGTCGCTAAGGGTGACCAATGCCTCTAGCAGTCCGTCGGATATTACGGTAAGTCAGTACGAAACATCGGGCGGTGCAGTAGGCTATTTGTATCATGAGCAAGCATTAGCTCAAAGTGCAAGCGTTGACGTGTTCGCAGGTGTTCCATGCATTTTAGAAGAAGGTAACGTCTTAAAGGTTACTTCAGTCGAAGCCGACGTGACTTTTTACCTGTCCTATCTTGAAGTGGACAGGGACTGATAATTGCTTGATAATCAGCAGTAATTTCGCGCTTCGGGCGCGCGACCCTGTGTGGTCCTACTTAAAAAATTAAGGAAAAGATCATGGCAGAAGCGATGCAGGGAGCTATGCCCCTACCTCCGCAAATGGGTAATATGAGCGCCGAAATGGCCGCCGTCAACGAGATGCGCGGACAGGTTTCCCCGACTGAAGTTAACTCCGAAATGCTAATGGCGGCTGAACAGGCCGACCCTATTGCCGTTTCCGAGTTTAGGCGTGAATTAGAGGAGATGGAGATACCGCCAGAGGTAATCTCTCTTCTTGACGCTATGGTCGATGAAGTGCTTTCTGACCCCGCCAACTACGCGGCTATTCGTCAGCGTTACATGGCCCAAGGTGTAGACGAGGAGCTTCTGCCAGAGGCGTTTGACGCGCAGCTATTTGGCGCTCTGCAGGTTGCGCTTGATCAAATGCGCCCCTCTGAGACAATGACTCCCCCACAGAATTTCGCCAAGGGCGGTGTCGCAAGCCTCCGTCCAATGGCTCAGGCTATGGCTGACGCCGGTCGCAACGGCGACACCATGATTGCCCACATCAGCCCTGTTGAGGCTCGAATCCTAAGGCGTATTGGCGGTAGCGGCACTACTAACCCTACTACCGGCATGCCTGAATTCTTCCTGAAGAAGCTGTTCAAGAAGATCGGCAAGACAGTCAAGAAGTTTGCCAACACTACTATCGGCAAGATCGTTATCGGCACAGCGCTATTCATGGTCGCCGGACCGGCGGCGGCTGCAATGTTTGGTACTACGGCTGCCCCTGCTTTGCTTGCCGCTACCCAAGGTTTCGTAGCCGGTGCAGGCACTTCCCTTATTTCAGGCAGGAACTTTAAAGATTCCCTGAAGGCAGGCGCCATTGGCGCGGTAACTGCCGGTGCAGTAAGTGGCGTGACCCAAGGAGCAAGCGCCTTTAAGTCTACTGCGGCGCCTACGGGTGCTCCGGTGACTACTTCCGTGCCTGTTGTAGATAACACAGCAGGTTCTGTGGACCTTAGTGCTGCAGCGGCAAAAACCGTTGATGCAGCGGCGACTGGCGCCCCTATGCCAATGGACCCCTTCGCTGCCAGTCCTACAGGAATGCCTGTTGCAACTCAGCCTGTCGTACCGCCTATCCCCGCAGCACCTCCTATACGGCCGGGCGACCCCTTTGCTGCCTCCGGAGCGCCTGTTGCTCGAGCGCCCACCAGTCTTGCCGCACCTCGTGCTCCAGTTCAAAGCGGGGTGGCCTCTTTACCTCAAAACGCAGGGGTTACAGCAGACATGTACACTAACGCTGTCAGCGGTTCACCTGCAGTAGCTACAGGCAGTCAAACTGCAGCGCCGGGCTTCTTTGAAAACATAGGCGACGCTTTCGGACCCGATGCGACCTTGGGCGAAAGGGTAGGAAGTATAAAAGACGCCTTTTCCCCGACCGCCCGTCAGGCGGCAAGCAAAG